GTAGACGGTGTCCAGTGCGCGGCAGTGTCGATCGAACTCCAGGTAGCCGGGGGCAGGGAACGCGGGGCGGGAGAAGTACCGGGGGGCGAGACGGCGAATCACGTCCGCGCGCAACCGGAAGTCGATGCGCTCGCACGCGTGGTATACGCGGGACGCCAACGTCGGAACCCGGAGGGAGTCGAGCGCGTCCAACACGGCCCGGGTCAACTCACCCTCCGGGGTGCAATGGTTGTCGGCCCGCTCACGGACGACACCACCCCCCACCCGCGCCACCGTGCGCGTGATCGGGGAGAACGTCCATTTCTCCCCGCCGTAGGTCGCGGTCGTCCCGTAGACGGACGACTGGAATTCGATGACCGGTGTCATGGTCCCGCCGTAGGTCGCGGTCGTCCCGTAGACGGACGACTGGAATTCGATGACCGGTGTCATGGTCGGGCCCTCCCCTTCGCGGTGTTCAGTTCTTCGGGCCCGAGTAAGTGCAGACGCCCCAGATCACGAGCAGCCCGACCGCGACGACCGCGAGGGCGGGGTGACGGGTCGCCGAGTAGCCAATGCCGCAAGCCACCAGAAAGCAGGCGTTCCCGAAAGTCTTCATAGTCCACCTCGAAGGTCGAGTTGTGTAGCTACACCTATACTACGCCGGTGTAGCTACACTGTCAAGTCGAGTACAGCGGATCGGCCAAGAAAAATTCCGCGGCCTCCCGAGTCGAGACACGCGGACGGCACTTTCCCCGTCCACGTACAAAACTGCGACCCCGTTCGGATAACGTCGCCAACCCGTCATGTCGTCAACCCTCAAAGCGCCTGTAAGGTGCGAGCCACGGAAGCGAGAGCCGCGGTCCCGTGTTCGTCGCAATAGTCGATCAGGATGGGAAGCAGATTCAGGCGCCGCATGGCATCCCGCGCGAGGGCCCCCACCACGTCGTTGCGGTCGCAAGCGTAGTCCAGCACGTTGAACGCCACCACGGCACCCCGGCGCGTCGGGTCGGCTTGCCACGCTTCGGGGTGCGCAGCCAGCCAGGCGTCCAGCTTGTTCGGACCTTCCCGGAGGAACATCCCCGCGAACAGGACACGGTGAGTCAGCCGGATAGCTCGATCCCGGAGCGTTTGCCCGCGATCGCGGGCCTGGGTGCCGTACATAGATTCAGCCGTGAACTTCACAGAGCGAAGGGAGTCCCCACCACCCCAGAACCCGCGGGCCCCGTCGATGCGGTATTGCCCGCCGGTGCCCTCGATTGTGGTAGCGGGCAGCCCGTCCACCCACAACACCTGTCGGGTGTATCCTTCCTTGTGCCAGCCGCGGCAGTGCGTTTTCACCGCCCATCTCCCTTCGCGAGGATATCCCTGCCGGCATCGGTAATACGCCACAACGATTCGATGAGGTGAACGGCGCCGTACTGGTGGCAAAGCGTTCGGCTACTGGTCGCATCCGTCACAAACTCTAGCAATCCCATATCCCGTAGCTTGCCCGCGGCGGCACAGTCGCGACCTCCGAACGCGCCGCGCTTCCGGCTAGTGATGTACCCGCTCACGGTTGCCACCCGACCGGATCGAGATTTGCCGGCCCGTTCCAGCACTTCAAGCTGGGTCTTCGTTAGACGTTTCACCGCCCATCCCCCCGAAGGTTGTAATCCCGCCGGAACGCCACCCGAACCGGGTGTTGAGTCGGGGTGATCATCAGGAACAGCTTGACGACGATTCGCGACATCTTGCACCCCGCCGGTCGAGTTGTGTAGCTACACCTATACTACGCGGGTGTAGCTACGCTGTCAACCGTAGGTCGCGAGAAAATCCGCGATCCGGTCGATCGCTGCGAGTAGGGGTGATCCCGCGTCTTCGAGGGCGTCGCGCAGGATGGGTATCAAGCGGGGTTCCGCCAGGGCGTCGGCGATGAGGCCGCGGACGTGGGGCGAGGTCGGGGGGGGTTCGGTCAAGTCGAGGTATGCCCGGATCGCGAGGCCGACGGGCGTCTCACCTTTCGTGTCGAGGATCGAGTCGAGGTTGCCGGCGTACGCCCACGCCAGGGCGTGGGGCCCGAGCGCGGGCTGGTAGAACGCCGCGGCGAAGATATGCTCGCCGACCGTCTCGGGCGAGGTGGCGATCGAGTATCGGTGTGAACAGATCGCATCGATCGTCGCGTCGATCCGCAAGACGCGACCGGGCGGATCGGTTAGAAGGGTGTCGCCTTCGTAGGCGTACCATCGCGAGGATCGCCGGACGTGGTACTTGCCGTGCCGACCCGCGTCGGCGACGTATTGCCCTCGCCGGATCTTGACCCAGCGAAGAGGATCGATCAACCGCATGCGATATGCCCCCTCGATATCAAGGGGGTGCCGTGCGGTTCCCCTTGCCAACGTGCCACGCGCCGCACTCGCGACACCGATAGGCGACGATCCTCCGACCGCACCGATCGGCGACCTCGCGGGCGACTCGCCACGCGTCGCCCTTATGTTCGTAGGCGTTTCCGCGGGCGGTTTTGGTGTGGCACTTCCGGGCACGGCGTTTCCTGGCGGACATAGACGCCTCGCGCGTGGGGGCGGCGACGCCCATCCCACTAGGCGCGGGGGCGGGGCATGAGTTGGTGTGAGGTGGTGCCGGTTGGCGTCAAAAGAGGGGCGTCGCAACTCGCTTCTGCCGCACGACTTGCGCGCTGGTGCTAATTGTACCTACAGTTAGCGATAGACGATTTTTCGCCGCAACCCCTTGCAGGGCGTGGGGTTGACTGCTGTGTAGCTACATCTGGTGCTAATCGGCAGCCTATCTCTCCTTACTATGTATCTTCTTTCTCCTCTTCTAGAGAAAGAGAAAGGACAGCGCTAGGGGAATTAGCGCCAACTGTAGCTACCGGTGACGTAGAGTGTTACCCCGCCTCGATTTAGCTTCGATTTCGCACCCGTAGCGAGGTGTCGCTACAGGAATCTCGATCTCGCCACAACTCCATATCTCGATACGACTTAGTCTCGATATCAGCAAGTGTAGCGACACCTAGCGCCAACCTGCACCAACTGTAGCGACACCTCGCCCGGCCGACCCCGCGGCGGGTCGCCTGGAGTCTATTACGGTCCAACTCGATCGAGCCGGAACTACGTCAGTAGAACCCCCTACGCCATCCGGTTTTTTGGCCGGACGGGCGACCTCGCGCCTTTAGTCCTGTGTGGACGAAACGGTCACACTGGCGAGAGGAGGGTCAAATGTCGGTAGCTCAGTTGAAGGACAGAGTCGATCTGTTGTGTCAGTTGATCGAGTTGGAATGCGTATCCGCGGTCAACGCGGCCCCTCGCATTCAACCCAGCCCGGTGTACGGGGATTTGCTGCGCGTGAGCAGCGCCGCGGAACGGGCCCGGGAATCGTGGGCCAACACGTCCTTTCCGGAAAAGCCGGACGTGGGCGAAGCGCCGAGCCGCCGAGAGCAACGCGCCCGCTTGCTCGAAGCGCTGACCGATCCCGCCAGCATGGCGGCTTACGGCGCGCCGGTCGAGTTGGGCCTGGACACGCCCGCCGGTCCCATGCACGCGCTCCCGGCGGGGTGGGCGTGCGTTCCGCCCGCGCCCGGTTTCGATCGCGAGGCGTTCCGGCGCGACACCGCGGCCCGGGCCCTCGCGTCGATCGTGGGGCGCGCGTGGCCCGGAGTGTTCCCCGCCCAGCTGGCCGACACGGCTGCCGAACTCGCGGACGCGTTGCTGGCTCGCCTGGACCCGCGACCGGAGGGCAAGGAATGACGTTGACCAAACGGCTGACAGAGTTGTGTCAGTTGATCAAGAAGGAATGTAGCGCGGCCCGGGAAGCGATCCCGTGCGACACGTCTCCGCAGGGCGATCTGTACGTCGCGCTGGGCTCGCTCCGGGAGGCCGCGGCCCTTGTCGCGATTCGCGCCGCGGGCGCCCTGGAGTTGGACCTGGTCGAGGACTCCCGCGATCGGGAGAACCGCGCCCGGTTGCTGGCAACCCTCGCGACCCCGGAAGCGATGGCAGCCTACGGCGCACCGCCCGTCGCGTCCACGATTGACGCGCTCCGCCCGGAACCCGTCCCGTTCGATCGCGAGGCGTTCCGCCGCGAGGCGGCGCTGCGAATGCTCGAAACGGAAAAGGGTCGCTACGGGGCCGCGGAAGACGCCGCCCGGTCCGTCGCCCTGGCGGATGCCCTGATCGCCGCGCTGGAGGGCCCTCCGCGTGGCACGTAAGAAGCTACCCGCACTTACGCCGTTCACGCGAGACGTGGGTCAGGTGACTGCCCGTCACCTGACCCCGTCGCAAGTGCGAAAACTGCTGGGCCCGAAACAGGGCACGCGGTACTCGGCGCGATACCTGCCGACCGCGGTCGCGACGGGGTGGGCGTCCGATGGGCGTTTCGCCTACCGGATGCCGGACCGTGAGCGGGCGAAGTACAGGGAACCGGTCGAGGGGGTCGCCCTCCCGCTGGCGGAAATCGTCGCGGGCGCCTCGAAGCGATGCGGCGGGCAGCATTGTGCCCGCGTCGTCGGCGCCCGCTGGAACGAGCAAGACGCCCGCCCCGAGTACCACCTTAGTGACGGGCACGGGCGGCAAGCGATCGTGAACGCCGTCTTGTATCTGACCGTCGTCAACCGACTGGACGGCGCGAGGTGTTACCTCGATTCCGACCCCGACGGTCCAATGATCTTCCGCGATCAGCACGGCACCCCTGTCGGCCTGTTGATGCCTTTGGCGTTGCTCACACCCTCGACCGTAGTCCCGTATGAGGGCGAGGAATGACGTACACACTACGCCCGTTCCAGAGCGCGGCGATCGACTACGGGGTCGCGTTTCTGGTCGATGCGGAACCCGGGGATCGCCTGCTACTCGCCGCCCCCACGGGATGCGGCAAGTCGCTGATCCTGCTCGGGATTCACGCCCGCCGGCCTCGCTCGTTCGTCGTCGCGCCCCGGGTCGAGATCATCGCCGACTTTCTCGCGAAGACGGGCGTCGGGGTCGGCGATCTGTCCGAGAACGCCTTGCTCGATCTCGCGTGGGCGAACCGCATGACAACGCCCGTGCGTCTGCGGAACTTGCTGTTGAAGGGGGTGGCGCTCCCCGAGATCGAAGAGTTGCTGATCGATGAGGCGCACCACGACGCGAGCGAGACGTATGGCCAGCTGCGCCTCTTGACGGGGTGCCCGGCGCTGGGGGTGACTGCGACGCCCTACCGCGGTACGCCCCGCGGTACGTTAAAACTGCGCGAGGTCTGGGGTGAGCCCGAGTGGGCGATCACGCTACCGGAAGCAGTCGCCGAAGGGTACGTGGCGTTTCCCGATTGTCGCGTGGTTCCGCTCATCGACGATGAAACGCTCGAAGTGCGGGGCGGCGATTTCGCTGTGTCGGCGGTCGAGGGCGCGACCGCCGGGCGACTCGCCGACATGGTGGCGATCGCCCGCGAGTGGGTCGAGGGCGGGCGACTCACGCGACCCTCGCTCGCCTCGCTCCCGTCTCGCGAGATCGCCCGCCAGTTCGCCGCGGCGTGCGAGGTCGAGGGCGTCCCGACCTCGCTCGTGACCGCCGAGACGAGCGGGGCGGATCGCCGCCAGGCGTTCGCCTCGTGCGTCGAGGGGCGGTCGATCCTCGTGCAAATTAACGTAGTCAGCGAAGGCGTTGACCTCGCGGTGAGGCAGTTGCTTGACGGGTCGCCGACGCTATCGCCCGTGCGGTGGCTTCAGCAAGTCGGGCGGATCACGCGACCCACCCGGCCCGGCGAGATGCCGCCCCTTTACGTCTGCACGAATCGCAACCTACTTCGGCACGCCTACCTCTTGGAGGGCATGCTGCCCGTCGCGCGCCTGGTCGAGGCGCAACAGGCGTTCGGGGGCGTCGGCACGCGGTCGGGCGCGGGGCGGGCGATCGGCCTCGAAGCGATCGGCCGGTTGCGCCCGGCGACCCTCACCCTCGCGAACGGGCTCGAAGGGTTCCTCTATGCGATGTCCGCGGTCGAGGGTGCGACCGTCCGCCAGTATGCGGTGATCGTTCACCCCCTCATGAGTGAGCCCATATGGGCGACCCGGGGCAACGCCCGCGGCGAGGACGGGGTGACGGTCGCGTACGGTCGATGGGCGAGGTGTGAACCGCCCGACGACCTGACAGGGTTCGCGTCATTGCCCGGGTCGCAGGTGACGGAAAAGCAACTCGATTGGTGGCGACGGTCGGCCCGTCGCCACGGTCTGAATCCCGAGATCGAGCCGACGCGAAAGCAGTTCGCCGCCCTCCCCGTACTCTCCGACCTGAAAGCGAGGTTGACGTGATACCTCCGAACTTACGCCCGCCGCGCGGGGTCGCCTACCCGCTCGATTCGCTGTCGCCGGACGTTTGGAACGAGCATGCGGCTTGCCTCGACCTGATCGGCGAGTCGGAGCGTGCGACCCACGCGAGGGCGGTCGCCCGCGGCCTGGCGGTGCGAAACCGTGCCGTTCTCGTGGGTCGCGACCGGGCCGGGCGTACGCGAATCGTCTCGCCCGACTATACCCCGGACATCTTCCACCCGGGGCGCACGTACCTCCCGCGTCTGGTCTGGTTGACTGACGCGCACTTGCGGGCGGCGCAGGCAGACCGCCGATTCCGCCTCGCGTTCGAGGGCGACCGGGCGGGGTGGCGCTGGACGCACCCGGGCACGTTCCCCGAGATGACGGCGCGTCTCCCGCTCGTGTCGCTACAGTTCTACCACGCGATCGCTGAGGCGTCCGGGTTCGAGGTCGTCCACCCCTACGCGTTCATCGCGGGGGGTGTCGCGTGACCGAGACGCAATGGAAACTGGTCGAGTCGCACGATTGGCTGATCGCCCGGATCGCGCGTCAATTCCCGCGGAAGCACGCGGGCGTAATCGACGTAGCCGGGCAGGATGCGCTGCTCGCCGCGGCGGCGAAGTTTGACCCCTCGAAGGGGTTCAAATTCTCGACCTACGCGGGGCGGTCGATCTGGCGGGCGATGCGCCGCGCGGTGCTGCTGGACGCCCGCACGGGCGTTGTGACAGAGTGCGAGGTCGCCGGGCGCGGCGAGTACGTGGAACCCGTTACCGAGATCGAGCGGCGGGTCGAGCCCGACGCGATGGATCGCGTCTGGTCACTTCTGAACGCCCGCGAGCGTTCCGTCATCCACGCGAGATTTTTCGACTACCTCGACTACCGCACCCTCACGCAGCGGTTCGGGTACGCGTCGGTCGAGGTCACCCGTCAGACGGTGTACGAAATCCTCCGACGCGTCCGCAAAATGGAGGTAGCAAGGGGGAATGACTGACTCGCAATCGTCGCTGGTCGAGGCTCATCGGACGTTCGCGCGGACGATCGCGGGCGACTACGTCGGCACGCTCGGCGATGATGCGATCTCGATCGCGTATTTCGCGCTGGTCATCGCTGCGATCGAGTACCGACACGGCCCGGGCGGTTTCGCGGCGTACGCCCGCCGGGGAATCCGCATGGCGCTCTGGAACGCCTACAAGGCGACCGGGCGAACGTCGTACGCCCGCCCCGCGCCCGACACGTTGATTGGGGCGGTCGAGGCCCGGCCGGGTTCGAGGTGGGAGCGGGTTGAGGATGCCGCGGTCGCGATCGCCTCGCGACTCGACCCGCGCGAACTGGCCGAAATCCGGGCGGGTCGGAACACCGCCGAGCGGCGGGCGGCGCTGCTCCGGGCCCGTGAAATCGCCGCCGAATTGGGAATCGAGGCGAGCATATGCGACTGACCGCAGAACAACAAAAACTGGCGGCGAGCGCGTTCCGCCTCGCGATCAAGATCGCCCACAAGTCGGCCTTGTATCGGTTCGATCGCGAGGCCGCGGAAGAGGTCGCGCTGCACGCACTCTGTAGTGCGGCCGTGCGGTACGCCCCGGAACGGGGCACGAAGTTCACCACCTATGCGGGGAAGGCGGTGTGGAAGAACTTGCACCGCGAGGGGGCCCACCTCGCCGACAAACGTTCCCGACGGCACCGCGCGGGGTTCCGCGAGGTGGGATTAACCGACGGGTGGCATCCCTCGACCTTCGACCCCGAACCCGAGATCGAGGTCGAGGAGCGGGAGGGCGTCGTACGCGACGCGGTCGCCGCGCTTCCGCCGGACGAGCGGGAGTTGATCGAGGCGAGGTTCTATCGGGGTGAGACGATTGAATCCCTGGCGGCACGAGCGGGGATCAGCGCGGCGGGATTAAGGGATCGCATACTACGTGTTCTGGAGAGTTTGCAATATGACGCCAAATTTAAGAGGTTTGCTTTCAACTAAGCAGATCGCCGACATCTTCCGCGTCGCCCCGCGGACCGCGACGCGCTGGATTGACGCGGGTCTGATCCTGGGTCATCGCCTGCCGCTGGTTGGAAAGCAACTGGCGGGGCGACGGTACGTCACCCGGGAAGACGCCCTGGCGTTCGCAGTCAGTCAGAAGTTCGAGTGGGCGGTGCAGATCCTCCGAGGTCTGAAAACCGTCGCCTTCGTCTCGTGCCCGAGCGGGTACACCAGGCAGTTCGTGGAAGCGCTCTCGCCGGGCTGGAACGTCGTCGTCGCCAAAACGCCCTTCGAGGCGTTCGATTCGCAAGCGCAACTCTACGTCGTCGGCACCGAAGACGGAATGGCGTCCGCCCGGCAGGTGATCGACTACCTCGACCGTCGCGACACGCCGCCCCGGGTCGCGTTCGTGGTGCCCGACGACCTCGACCCCGACGCCCGCCGATCGCTCATCGCGAAACACGCGATCTTGCTCGAACCGGACCGGATCACCGAACACACCGCGGTCGCGACAAGGGGGGTATGGTGAAACAGAGTCACAAAATCATCACAAGCGATGCCGAAAAGGCGCTCGCAAAGATGCCGGCAAATTGCGTCCATTGCGTCGTAACCAGTCCTCCCTATTGGAACTTGAGGGATTACAAGAGCGAGGGGCAGATCGGCGCCGAGCGGTCGCCCGCGGTGTACGTCTCCCGCATGACGACCGTCTTCGCCGCGGTCCGCCGGGTGCTGCGCCCCGACGGTACGGTGTGGCTGAACATGGGCGACTCGTCGCACCGCGGTCAACTGGCGGGCGTGCCCTGGCGACTGGCGTTCGCCCTCCAGGCGGACGGGTGGTTGTTGCAACGTGAGATCATCTGGCACAAGCCGAACCCGATGCCGGGCAACGGCAGCAAGGGCCCGTCGGTCGCGCACGAAACCGTCTTTCTGTTCAGTCGTGCGCGAGCCTATTACTACGATGGGTACGCCGTGCGGGTGCCCGGAACATACACCGAGACTCGCGACCTCCGAACGGTCTGGACGATCCCGGTCGGGCGGTACAAGGGCGCGCACTTCGCAGTGTTCCCCGACGCGATCCCGACCGCGGCGATCGCCGCGGGCACGAGCGAGGGAGGGGCGTGCGGGGCGTGCGGGGCGCCCTACGCCCGCCAGGTCAAGCGTACCCGGGTGCCGACCCGCCCCGGACGGGACGTGAAGGCCGACGACACGAAGAAAGCCAACCGCGACCCGCAACGGCACGTTACGACCGTGGATAGTTTGGGATTTACCCGCTCGTGCGAGTGCGTGAACGCGACCGCCGTCCCGTGCGTGGTACTCGACCCGTTCGCCGGGGCGGGCACCACGAACGCCGTCGCCGCCTCGATGGGTCGATCCTCGATCGGGATCGAGATCAACCCCGCAACTGCGACCCTCGCCCGGGAGCGCATTCGAGATGCCTGAAATGTCCGACTTCGGGAGCGAGGAGTACCCGCTACGCTGTAGCGCGCTCCCCACGCTCCCGCGGTGTACCTGGCGGGCGACCATGCTCCACCTAGGTCTAATCTCCGACGACAGCGGGAAGGCCGCGGACACGGGAAGCGCGGTACACCGCGCGGTCGAGGTCTGGCACAAGGAAAAGGACGTGGCAGGTGCGCTCGCCGCGGTGCGAGCGCACCTGAGCGACTTTCCGCAAGCCGACCTAGACGAAGTGCGTCTGCACTTCACCCCGTACGCGAACGACCCGCGCAACGCGGAATGCGATCTGGTTCACAACGAACTACCGGTCAAGTTCCAGCTGCCCCCGCACGAGAGCGACCCTACGGGGTCGCCGATCTTCGTCCGGGGCACGCTCGACCAGATCCGGCGGGAGCGGGGTCAGTTGTTTCTATGGGACGTGAAAACGTCGCAGAAGGACGGGTGGACGCTCGCCCACGAACACGCGTTGCAACTCGCCGCCTACTGCCGCGGGGCGAGCGAGAAGCTAGGGGTCACGGTGTACCCGGGCGGGATCATCCGCACGCGGGGATACCGCACGCGGGGCGCCCCGCCCGCCGAGACTCGACCGCCGGGCGTCTTCTTCGGCGCCCCCTTCGCCACGCACCAGATTGACGCCCTGCTCGAATCCGTCCGCCTGGCGGTCGCGCAGATCCGCGGAGGATCTGTTCAGCTAGGGCCCGGCGAATGGTGTTCCTATTGCCCCGCGATGGGGCTCGATTCCTGTTTACCCATGCTTGAAGGATGATCGCATCATGCCGAAACCGTCTCTGCACTCCCGCGCGAAGGGCGCCGCAGTCGCGACGCCCGCTCCCGCCCCCGCCCCCGCCCCCGCCCCCGCCCCGACTCCGGTCCCGACGCCCGCGCCGACGCCCGCGCCGACCCGCAAGCCGACGCCCGGGGGCAAGCCGACGCCCGTCGGGAAGGGCGGTCCGCTCGCCCTCATGGTGGACAACCTCCCCGACGTTTACGGGGGCGAACTGGTCGCGGTCGAGCCGTCCGTTCCGTTCGGCGCCTACATCACCTTCGCCTCGACCCGCGCCGAGAAGTGGGGCGACTATGCCGGCCGGATTCCGGGGCTGCGCGAGGGCGACGCCCTGTTGATCCGCGGCGACGACGTGGTCAAGCTCGACCCCTGTCGGGTGCATCTCGTCTGCGCGTTCCAGTATTGGGCGCAGTTCGAGGAAGGCACGTACGCCAGCGCCGCAATCTCCCTGTCGCGGATGCCCGGCCGGGGTGAGGACCGCTGGGCCGAGTGCGTCGAGTGCGTCGTTCTCGTGTACCTCCCCGACGGGTCAATCGAGCCGGCGCGCGTCACGTTCCGCAAAGGCCAAACCCGCGCTTCCTCGACCCTCGCGATCGCCCTGAATGAGGCGGGTACGCCCGCGTGGGGCCAGAAGAGCGCCGCGCACGCGGAATCCCTCGCCCTGCCCCGCCCCGCGTTCCGGTTCTACGGCGTGGTCACGGGGGGTAAGAAGCTCGGGAAGGGAGGGGGGAACCCCTACAACGTCGCGTCGGCGACCGTCCACCCGTCCGCTCGGGCGGAAGCGATGGCGCTCGGCAAGTTCTTCTCCGACCCCGCCAAGCGTAGCACCCACGACGAGACGATCGCCGCGCACAAGGCGCGGGTCGAGGAGTTGACCGCCCTCGCGGGGTGACGCGAGGGCGATTCGGCGGGCGGTCGCTAGACGCCCGGCGCATCCCTCGCGGGGTCGCCGGGCGTCTGGCATATCGGGGGCGCAACCGTGAAACTGGTCATCGGCAAGGGCCCCCGCAAGGGGCAAGTCGCCCTCTCGAAACGGGACGACGACAATCGCGAGGTCGCAAGCGCGTGCGGCCCCTTCCTCTCCGCAAAGCACTTCCGCGAGGCCGCGGGCGATCTCGGGGTCGAGGTCAAGGTGTTCCGCGACGCGGTCGTCGCGGTCCGCGACGGCGAGAGCGAGTCGGAAGAGATCGACCTGACCCCGCCCGCCAGCGCGTTCGAGGTGTCCGTTCGAGGCATCCGCGAGCGGGGCGACGGCGCGATCACGTTCACCCACGCCGACCCGGTCGAGGCGTTGCGACTCGCGCTCGCGTACGTCGGGCACCCGGCGGGCGAGCCGGTGATCTCGTGGGGCGACCTCGACCGACTCGCCGCGGTAGACGTGGACTATCATCGCCAGGCGTACGCTGACCGCCCCAGCGAGACGCAGGCGTACGCGAGGATGAGCGCAGCGATCCCGCGCTCGGTCGCGGTCTGGCAAACGCACGGGCGAGGTCTGAGGCTCATCTACGGGGCGAGGGCGGGGTACACCGCGGGCGAACTGGCCGCGGTCGCCGCCCTGGCGATCGCCACGCACGACCCGTCGGCGCGGGTCGAGTTGAAGCACGAGACGCGACACCCGGGATACCCTCGCGGGGGCCAGGTGTGCGGACCGGTGCGCATCCAGACGCCCGACGCGGACGTAGACGGCATTCGCGCTTGGCTGCGCACCCGCCGGGCGGACGATGACGCCGTCGCGAACTGGCTCACGTCCCGCGGGTTCGAGGTGGGGCGACGCTACCCGCATTCGAGGTGCCCGGTCCGGCCCGACGAAGGCGGCGACCGCGACCCCGTCCACGTCCGCGACGATGGAATCCTCTGCTACGCGTGTCGGGGTCGAGGCGTAACGCACGGGTCGAGGTCGCCCGGGTGGTTCACGTTCCACTCGCTCGCCGGCGCGGTGATCGACTCGACCGTAGCGACCTGTATCGACTCGCTCACCCATTGGGGGCATGCGCGGTTCGTGATCGAGGAAGCGACCCGCCTCGAAGGCGACGTGGCGAGGCTCGCCTACCGCGCCGCCCTCCGGGTCGTTCACGGGGAAGATCGGCGGGAGTTGATCGACGCCGTGTTCACGGTCGAGCCGCGGACGATCCGCCAGAGGGGGTTCTGGTCAACGCCTTCGGGCGAGGTGATCGCGGGCGAGATACGGGGCATGCTCGCGACGCTACCCGCGGCGACGATCTACCCGGGAGGTTTGGGGGCGGGCGTCGCCCGGTTCGCGCAGCCTATCGACCTTTCTCGGGAGGGGTATCCCGCCCTCGCCCCCGTATGGGGAACGCGCGTCTACGGGGAATACCTCACCCCGCGCAACCCGAACACTACCCCGATCGTCGTCCAGACGCCCGACCTCGATCCCGACTACGCCGCCCCGTTCCGCCCGCGGTATCGCCTGAAGGCGAACCGGATGCCGATCGATGACGCGTGGGACGTGGTCGAGGAGACGTGTCCGGGCGTGAATCGGGAGTACCTTCAACTCTTGATCGCCTCCCGCGGGTGCCAGGAGGGGGAGGTCGGGCTGCCCCCTATGGTGTTCGTCTCGGGCCCGTCCGGTGGGGGGAAGACGGGTACCGCCCATCTCGCCGCGGCGATGCTAGGCGACCGGATAACCGAAGGGAGTTGGAACCCCTCGATCGACCGGTTCCGCCAGCAACTACAGTCGGCGAAAGAGCGAGGGTCGTTTTGCGTCTTTAACGAATACCTAAAAGGCGCAGCAAGTACCAATACAGACGCCGTAAAGGCGATGGATTTAGCACTTAATTTTACGTACGATTCCGCGTCGCACAAGATGTACGTCGGGTCGGTCACGCTCGGCACCCCGCCCGTCATCCTCTGGACCGATACGACCCTGCCCGACGCGATCCGCCAAAGCGCGCAGCTCGCCCGCCGCATCGTGGGCGTCCACCTCGAACACGCCCTCGATTGGAAAGATCGCCTCGCCGCGGCGGGCATTCAGCGTATCGCCCTACTCCGGATTCACGACCCGAGATGGTGCGACGCCGCGGACGCGATCGTATCCGACGTGATCGACCGCTATTTCACCTGGCCAACCGATTTTCAGGTGATCGCCCGCACGCTCGGATTCCGCACGCTCGCGGAATCCGACGCCGCGGAAGAGGGTCGCGAACAACTCCGGGCGTTCTTCCGGGCGATCTGTCAGTCGCCCACCATCTCGCCCGCGTCTGCCGTCGCAAGTCGTTTCAAGGGTCGAGGCTGGGTCGATCTTCCCCGGTTCGGCGAGTCGGATCTGGCGCTTATGTGGCGCGCGATCGCCGACGAAGAGGGGGTGTCGTCGCGACGGTGTACCGAAGTGGATTGGTGCCGAGTTCTCGGGGTCGAGGGGCCCCCGATCAAGGTCGAGTTCAAGTCGTACGGGCGGGCGCTGGTGTGCCGGTTTATCCAGGCGACCAATCGCACTATCTATCGCGTGAACGGCGAGATCGTCGGCGAGTCGCCGAACGGACCGCCGTCGGAAGACTGGAAGGCGATCGACTGGTCTATCCTCGAAGGGGTTGAAGTATGAGCCGAGCGGCGAAATGGGATCGGCGGTTCCTCGACCTGGCGGCGCACGTCGCCGCCTGGTCGAAAGATCCATCCACGAAATGCGGCGCGGTAATCGTGGACCGGGATCTACTGGTCGTATCGCTCGGTTACAACGGGTTCGGTCCGGGCGTCGCCGACGACCCGGGGCGATACGCCGACCGGGATACGAAATACGCGCTCGTGATCCACGCGGAAGAGAACGCCGTAATCTCGGCGCGTCGCGACCTGACGGGCTGCACGCTCTACACCTACCCATTTCTGACGTGCGACCGGTGCGCCGCCCGCATGATCCGGGCGGGCATCTCGCGCGTCGTCGCCCCCTACTCCGACAACCCGCGATGGGTCGAGGGGTTCCGGCGGGCGGCGATGCAGTATCGCGAGGCGTTCGTTCAGGCGGACATTCACCCCGCGTCGGGCCCCTGCGCGATGGGGAGTGCGCCCGCGTGGCAGGTGTACCCGGCCGATGCGGCGACGCCCGTACCCGAGTGCTACCGACACGTCATCGGGCACGCCCCCCGGCGGGCGGAAACGATCCCGGGGCATGGGGCGAGCGAGCTATGATCCGCTGGAATTGGAACCCTGATCCGTCCCGTATCGTGCTGATGGATCTCGAAACGCAGAGCGCCGTCAACCTCAAGACTGCGGGCACCGCGGCGTATCTCGCCGACCCCGACACGCGGTTGATGTCGGGCGTTTTCCTGATCGACAGCGCGATTCACGTATGGGTTCCGCCCGGCCGGTCGCCCGCGGGGTGGGATGGCGACGCGTCCCACCTCTGGCCGGTCGGGTACGACCGCGAGGCGTACCGTCTGGAGACGTGGGCGGGCGAGGCGCCCCCGCCCGCCGTCCTGGCGGCGATCGCCGACGGATACACCTTCGTCGCCCACAACGCGAGCGGATTCGACGCCCTCGCGTGGGCGCGACTCGTGAACGCCCCTTCGCCCGAGTGGTGCGACACGCTCCCTTCGGCGAGGTGTGCCGGGCTGCCCGCCGGCCTCGACGCGCTCGGAATGAGGTTCACGGGCCGCGGCAAGGATGAGGGTAAAGACGCCCTCAAACTGCTCTACACCGCCAAGCGGGGCAAGTCGGGGGGCGTCATATACCCCGTCGGTACGCTCCCGCTCTGGCGGTCCGTTCTCCGCTACAACGTCGCCGACGTTCTGCTTCTCGAACGCATCTGGCGACACGTCGGCGACTACGGCGAGGCCGACGTTCTCGAAGCGCATTCCGCCATCGACGCCCGGGGCGTTCTGGTCGATCGCGAGTTGTTGCTGGCACTACGCGACCTCTGGGCTCAACTGCAAGCGAGCGCGGTCGAGCGGGTCGAAGAGTTGAGCGAGGGGGAACTAGGCGAGGTCAACATCCGCTCGGTTCCGCAAGTAAAAGCGTGGTTGCGCCGTCTCGGGTTGCATGTCGATTCGCTGAACCGGAAGGAACTGGAACGCCTGTACGCCGACCCCCTCGATTTCTTCGGCGAGGTGCCCGAAGGAACGGACTTGTCGAGCGTGGTCGAGGTGCTACGGGCGAGACAGACCGCGACGCGCATATCGGGGGCGAAGATCGATCGGTTGCTGTCGATCGTTGCCGCCGAGCCCGACGGGCGGGCGCGGAACATGCTGGTGATCTACGGCGCCCATACGTGGCGATGGAGCGGTCGAGGGTTTCAGCCGCACAACCTCGCCCGCGGCGTCGGCGACCTGGACGTTGAGGGTGCGATCGAGGCGTTCCGGCGGGGCGCCCTGTCGCTCGACTGGCTCCGGGAAGCGGTCGCGAAGTGTAAACCCGTCGCGGGGCTCGCCCCGACCGTCGATGACGCCCTATCGACTCTGCTACGCCCCGCGATCGTCGCCGCCGCGGGGAACACTCTGGCGATCGTAGATTACGCGTCGGTCGAGGCCCGCGGGATCGCCTGGATCGCCGGGCAGGATGACCTACTCGAGTTGTTCCGGAACAACGTAGACGTATATTGCGAGATGGCGACTCGCATTTTCGGTCGCCCGATTACGAAGGCCGACAAGGACGAACGCCAGATCGGAAAGGTCGTCGTTCTCGGGTGCGGGTACGGGATGGGCGCCGAGAAGTTCGGCTTGTACTGCGCGCTGCAACGTATCGACCTCGCGAGCGCGGGCACGAGCGCCGCGGAGTGCGTCAAGGCGTACCGTGCGGCCTGGCCGAAGATCGCGGGGCGCGCGGGCGTCTGGCGATCCCTCGACCGGGCGGCGCGCTCGGCGGTCGAGGCGAGGCGCGACGGCACGCCCTACCGCGCGGGTCGCTGCACGTTCCGGCGGGTCGAGGGTCGCCTGGAATGCGAGTTGGCGTCGGGCCGGTGTCTCACCTACCGCGACGCCCGGATCGAGATGGCAATTCCGGGGTGGGCTCGCTCCCTCGACCTTGCGCAACAGCGCCCGTTGCCTACGCTAGTGTACACACACCCGCACGGGTACGCGGGCACCCTGTACGGGGGCCTGCTCGCGGAGAACGTGGTACAGGCGACGTGTCGCGACCTACTCGCGACCGCGATCGTCCGATGCCACGACGAAGGTATCCCGGTCGTCCTTCACGTTCACGATGAGATCGTCGGCGAGGTGCCGATCGAACGCGAGCGCGAATCCCTCGAACAACTCGCCCGCATCATGAGCGACCCTCCGGAGTGGGCGACGGGGTTCCCGATCGGGGTCGAGGGGTTCATATGCCCGCGGTACGTCAAGAGCCCGTGGCGCGGCGCCTGGACGGTCGAGGGGATGAACGGGACCGTCCACCTCAAACAGAAAGGATGATCATGGATCGGCAGTTCGAGACGGGCGCGAAGCGAGGTCAGGTCGAGGGGCGGGGTCGATTCGACTTGCTCCCGACCGTCGCCCTCGAAGCGCTGGCGAAGCGACTGGAACACGGGGCGGCGCGCTACGGCGCCCACAACTGGCGCAGGGGCATTCCGTTGTCCAGCTTTCTGGATAGCGGGATGCGTCATATGACGCAACTCCTCGCGGGCGACACGAGCGAGGATCACGCGGGCGCAGTCCTGTTCAACGTCGCCGGATTCATCGACACCCTGGCGGCGATCGAGCGGGGCGAGTTGCCCCCGTCGCTGGACGACCGCTATCGCCCGTCGCCCGCCCGCCCCTTCCTCGATCAGGTCGCCCACGCGGACGACGAACCCTCGCCCGAACCCTCGCCCGAGCGTTCCATATGGGAGCAAGTGGTATGATCGCGGGCATTCACGCCGTCATGGTCGCCGACTCGATCTCGCCCGCCAGGGCGAGGCTATCGACTCTGGCGGTCCGCATGCCGAAATCGCTGGTCGCGCAGTTCAACACTCACCGCGCGTTCTCCCGCAACTCCGCGTCGGCGAGGGCGATCCCGGTCGCCCGCGTCATTGCGATGATCGAGGGCGACACGTTCATCCCGCGTCTGACCGTCGCCGGAAAGGGGATGGCCAGCAACGCCACGGTCGAGGCGGACGAGCAGTTCGAGTGGGCGAAGGATGTCACCATCCTGCGCAACCACGCGATCGATTTCGCCCGGCGATGGGCCGAGCGAGGCCACAAACAGCACGTCAACCGATACCTTGAGCCCTGGATGTACTCGACCGTTCTCGTGTCATCGACCGAGTGGGCGAACTTCCTCGACCAGCGCGACCACCCGGAAGCGCAACCCGAGATGCAAGAGGTCGCCGCGGCGCTCCGGAGCGCGCTGGCCCACTCGATCCCGGTCGAGATCGGGCCGGGCGGTTGGCATCTCCCTTTCATCCTCCAGGCGGACCGCGACGCGCTCGCGCTGCCCGACCTGATCCGGGTATCGGTCGGGCGGTGCGCCCGGGTGTCGTACCTCACCCACGACAGGCGTCGCGACCCCGCGGAGGACGCCGCCCTGTATCGCCGCATGCGGGGTGCGACGCCCCCGCACTGGTCGCCCCTGGAACACGTCGCGGTTCCCGCGGTGTGCGCCTCGACCCGCTCGGGGAACTTCGAGGGGTGGCACCAACTCCGACACCTCCCGATTCCGCTCGACTGGCTCGACCGCCCGGACGGGGATTGACCGCGACGGGTTCGGGGGGTAGACTGTAGCTACATTCAAGGGGAGGTGTGCGTACGTGAACACGAAACCACGTCAATTCCGTCTCGGCGACGATGTCATTGAGCTAGTGGACGCGCTTCAGCGGGATCTCGGCTTGGCCTCGCGCGCGGAAGTTCTCCGCGCGTGCGTCCGCAAAGTCTGCGATCTGAAATACGGGGAAGGCAAGAAACCGCCCGCCCCGAAGGCGGCGACCCCGAAGGCGACCCCGAAACCGAAGAAACCGAAGAAATGAACCCCCTGATCGAGGCGATCGAGCAATCGGTGCGGTCCGCCGACGGGTCGCTCGAAGATTGGCTGGCAGCGGTCAACGCCCGGTGCGACTTGTACGAAGAGGCGGGCGTATGCAACCCCCTCTTCTACCCGCGGTGCCCGCTCACCGAATGCGTCCGCCAGCTAGCCCGGAACCCGCCACCCCGTCTACAGGCGTTCTGGTGGGGGCGCCTCGCCCGCCTGATCGAGCGGGGCAAGGTCGGCCCGACATGGATGCAGGCGGCGAACGCGTGTCGCGTTCCCGACCGCGGGAGCGTGGCAGTCGTCAAGTTCGCTGGCGGGGTGTGGAGCGCCGGGGTTTTCCGACGCTACTTGTCGGAAAACTTCGACTACAACCTCGAATCGGTCGAGACGGGACCGACGCCCGGCGAGGCGGTCGCGGGGATGATGGGGAGGGTCGAGGCGAGGCCGCGGCGGGTCGATTGGAAGGAATGAGCGATACGGGCGGGGCGTCGGATCGATCCGACGCCCCGCCCGCGTTACTTGACGGGGTGCGGGGAGGTGTCGAGGGGAGGGGTCGGCGGGGTGGGGTGCGATAGGGCCCGGTCGAGCAGTTTATCGAGCATCGCCAACTCTTCCGGGGTCATCGTCGGCAGTGCCGACGCGATCGGCTGGCCCGGGGGCGGCGTCGCGAGGGGGTCGATCGTCGCCGCCAGGGGCAGGGGGAACGGGCTGCCGCCCGCGAGGCGCGACCGCACGACCGCGAGGATCAGGTCGAGCAGGGGGCGACCCGTCGATCCTTCGGGGGGCGCCGGGGCGGGCGTCGGAACCGGGGCGGGCGTCTTCGAGCCGGGGAAGAACCGCGCGAGCAACCACCCGACCGCCAGCACGACGATATACCCGATCGTCTCGTTCAAGTTCACCGCGTCACCTCTTTCTGAGTCACAGTCCGCCAGAGCAGGAACGCCCCGACACCGCCGACGATCCAGGCGATCGGCGGGATCTTCTTGAGGTCGAGGCCCGTAAGCCACGCCAGGGGGTTGGCGATGGCGTTCGCGTCGGGGTCGCGAGACGCGTCATAGGCGGGGTCCACCTTGCGGACCGCACCCGCGAGCGCTTCGGGCCCGCGGTAGGCGTCCTGGCGGTGCAACACCTCGCCCGTCTCGTTCTGCACGTAGATCGTCGGTCGCCCGTCCTGACGCATCCCGACGCCCGCGGTGTGCCAATGTCCGGGATCGTAATCCCGCACCACGAGACGCCCTTTCACGGGCTGGAGTGCGGGGTGCGTGTCGAGGTCGCGAAGTACCACCGCGCGCTCGGCGGGCGGTCCGATCACCGTAAGGTGCAGGCGCCCGGACCGGTCGGGGAGCGTCGGGGCGGTCGGGCGCGGGGCGTCCGGAGCGAGGTCGAGCCGACGGATCGCTTCCTCGCGCGACACCTCCGACCCGTTCACGGTCACGCGAGGCGCGGGGTTGCCCTCGCCCGCCAGCTTGCCCACCTCGACCCCGAAGATCGGGGGCGGGTCGTCGTCGCCGACCTTCGAGGGCCCGGACGGGGGCGGCGCGGCGCACGATGCCGCCAGCGCGAAGATCGCCAGGAGGAGCGTTTTCAGGACCATGAATCAACTCCGATTCCGGGGGATGGGGGGCGGTCCGGGGGGTAGCAAGATGACCGCCCACCCGCCCCCCATGATGGTGTAGCTACGCTTGAATTCGGCGGGCGTCATCCACTCGTACTTATCCGGGCCGGGGTAGTTGTTATCGAGGACGACGAAATACTTATCGTCCGCATGAACGAGCGTGACCATATGCGGGATCTTCGCCCCGCCGTATCGCCCGGTCGGGGAAAGCCCGTACGTCACCGCCGGGCAGAAGCCCGCCTGGCACGCCTTGACCAGAAGCGAGGTATCCGAACCCTCGAGCTGGAGGTATTCGACCTTCGGCATGTTCCGCTCGGCGCTTAGTCGCTCGATCATCTTGTCAACCTTCGACGGGTATCCACCTCCCGGGTAGCGGGTCATCCAGTCGCGGAACCCGATGAGCGACGGCACGTTCTGCCAGCGGGCGGTGTGATCGATCGAGGTGAACACGCAGAGACCCGCGCCGTCGGTCCCGCTCTTGTTGCGTAAGTGCTGATCCGCGGGCAGATCGACCTGAATCTCGACGCCGTCGGGCGAGACGGGACCGCCGACGCGCGCACCGACCGGTGCGAGAGCGCGGGGGCCCCACGGTTTCGGGGCAGGTTTCGGGGCGGGCGTCGGGCACCGCCCATCGGGGCAGGGCGACACGGGGGCGGGCACGGGCGCCGGGGTCGGAACGGGCACGGGGGCGGGCGCCCGGGAAAAATAGACCGCACCCGCGATCAACGCGAGTGCGATCGCAGCGCGGGAGAGTCGATCGTTCACGTCGGCAGTTCTCCGTTTGTGGGTGTGCGTAACAGACTAATATCCGCCGCGGCGGGGAATACCTCCCGCCCGAGTAGAGATTCAATCCGGGTGCAGGGCTCGCGCGTGATCCCGACGACCTCGCCGACGGTCAACAACCCGTCGGCGATCGCGAGATTAAGGAGGGCGACAATCCGCGGGTCGGACACGCGGAACGCGTCCGCGGCGTGAATCGCCGCAAGGATGCGATCCCATTTGCGCTGGATCGCGTCGCTCTGCCCGGCGAGGCGAATCAGCGCGGGGGTAATCGCTAGCAGGAAATCACCCTTCGCCATGACCTCGCGGGGTCGCGTGGACCCCGGGGAGCCCGTGGCAAGGATCGCCCCGACACGGTCCCAATCCCCGGCCGCGATTGCCGCCGCGTACCCCAGTCCCTCCGGATCGTTCGTCAATTCCAGTGCTAAAAGCGCTTTGTCGGCATCGGAAAACATGGGGGCCCCCTTACGGTACTAGCTCATAAGTAACGCCATACGTCCACGACGAAGCGTCACCCTTCGCCATGACGATATACCACTCTTTCGGGAGGGGTTGCGACAGGGAGAGTAGCACGCCTAGCACGGTCCCGCTCGCCCCCAGGGCCCACGTCGCCTGATACGTCCCCGCCGCGGCGGTAATGTTGACGGCGCCCACGACTAGACCGGAACCGTCCGGCGCTTTGGCACACAAATTGAGTTGCAACGTGCTTGTGCCGGCGACCGTGACCGTAACGTAGACAATCGCACCCTTCGCGGTGCGGGATGTGACAGGGGAGCCCGATAGACTCGTGGTTGTGGTGCGCGCGACGTTCGATAGAAGCGTGCCTGTTTCCTTCCCCTGACGACGGTCCCACGTCGTACCGTTCCAGAGCATTCCAGCGCTGCCCACGGTCGGGGTGTTAGGGTTGCTGGCACCGTCCGCCAGTGCTGCCGCGGTCGGTAACTCCGTGTCGGCCTGGACTGCGAACGTGCCCGCGTTTGTGACCGCGTGGGACGGCACGGACGCGAGGGACACGGGAAGCGTTGCGATCGCGGACGCACCGTCACTGAGACGCACGAATACCGGAGTGCCTACGGGCGCATCGACCGTGAGCGACAGTCCGCCGTCCGTTACGGGGTGAACCGGAACACTCGCCAGGGACACGGGAACCGCGGACGCGCGTAGTTCCGTGTCAGTGAGCGCCCCTGTAACGGCGAACGTGCCAGACACGGGGACCGGTGTCCCGCCCGATACCCCCTGGATCGATATAACGTCCGCGGACGACGTTCCAGCCGTCCCGAGTGCCGGTTGCTTCGCGGCGGTCGCGGCCCCCGTTGGCAAGGGCAGGGACGCGGCGGACACGGGGACCGCAGACGCGCGTAACTCCGCGTCCGTCAGTCCCGTAGTCGCGTCCGCCGGGTAGGGGTAGAGATCCTGACTCATGAGGTTTCAATGCCCCCGATTGTGATGGTTAGGGCGCTTCCGGCGCTGGCCAACCCTTGCAGCGTTTCCCCCGCCGCGAGGTGGAAATTGCCGGTCCGTTGGAAGGGCCGACCGGGCGGGACTTCGCAATCGTAATAGATCCGTGTTCCGGCCCCGTCCGCGCCGATCGACAGACGGAACGTGCGCGTCGTCCCCGTCTCATTGCAGACGTGGATATCGCGGACTTCCGCGGACCCGCCCCCGGGGGCCGTGTACAGGGTCGCGGCGCTGGTCCCCAGCGCGACCGGGCCCGCTAACCGTTTCAGTGCGGTAGCCATTCAGTCCGTCCCCCACATATAAGCGAACGTGAAAGCGTCCGTCTGCCCGGTCCCGCCGTTCTCGGGTGCCAGCGTACCCCCCAGGGTCAGCGTCCCCGTGGACGTGACCGGCCCCCCGGAGAACGTCAATCCCGTCGTCCCGCCGGACGCGTCTATAGACGTGACCGCGGCCCCACCACTGGACGCGGTCAGGATGCCACCCGTGAACGTGAGCCCTCCCGCCGTCGTGGTCAGACCGCGGAGGAACCCCAGAATCGGATCCTGAATGCCGAACGCGGGATCGCGCCCGTTGTGCGGAGTCACGAGCGTAGCAGTCACCTTGCCCGTGCTGACGATGCTGGAGACGGTGAAATTGCACGATAGACCGGGGTCATTCCCGTCGAAAACCTGGATATTCGCGCCGCCCCCGGCCCCCGACGTGCCGAAGCGCCCGTAGTCCGCGCTCGCATATCCGGACGGGACACCGTACCCCGGGGAGGATAACACCGTCGCAGCGAACGAGGATGCGATCTGTGCGAAATAGCAGTATGTGGCCACGTCGAAATACGTGGTCGCTGCAAACGTCTTTGCGCCCCCGATCGTCTGCGCGCCGGTGGACACCACGCCCGCTTGTGTCGCGGACGCGTTTTGCCACGATATCTTGGCGCGGCCCGCCCCGGGTTGCGTGACCACGCCCCCTTGCGCCTGGTCAATTTCCAGCGTCACAACGGATAGATAGTCGGGGGACCCGTCCGATTCCTTCACCCCCACGCCCACGGTCCCGCCCGTCAACAGCACTGCCACGGTCTGCGACCCAGTCCCGCCGGGCACCGACACGAGTCGGATGGGCCCGAAGGCGCCCGACGTGAGGTAGACACCTCCCGCGGTCGGCGAGGCGTAGCGGTGTGCCACGTCGCCGACCTCGACCGTCGCGATCGCGACCCCCTGGATTACCGCGCGGCCGATCGCGCCGTCGGCGATCGGTTCGAGGGCGACGGCAACCGTGTCGGTCGTCGCTTCGACCGCCAGGCCATCGAAGACGGGCACCGCGTTGAACGTCGGCGCGGTCGCGCTGACCGCCGTAACGGCGTCGCCGATGCGGAACGACGCGCCAACCGTCAAGGCGGTGCCGGTGCTGTTCTGCACGTAGACGACCGTTTGCGGCGTGATCGCGTCGGGCAGGAAGTTCGGCCCCTTCGCCCCGCCCGTGCGGATGCGGCGTTCGGCGATCAGGTCGAGGACCGCGTTCCACGTTCCGGCCGGAATCGCGAGCGGGTCGCCGGGGAGTACCTTCGGAGTCTCGGGCATGTTGCCCCCGCGTTAGATCCCCAGTTCGGTGAAATCCGCGTCGTCGCATACGCGTTCCACGTACGCCGCGGTCGGGCGCGACACGAGCGCCCCTTCGCTCACGCTCGGACCGTAGGCGCACCATACGTGATCGAAGGCGCCCTTGCTGGGTAGTTCGATGTCGTCCGAGACGGTCACGAACGTCTCGTTATCGCCCGCGGCGAACTTGAACGTGATCCGCACCTTACCGTCACTGCCCGAAGTTCCCGTGGCGCCGCGGAACAGCAACTCGCCCGCGTTCCGCCCGAGAAACGTCGCGTCGTTCACCCTGCCCGTGAATCTCTTGAGTTTGTCGAGGTAGTTCAGGGTCACGTAGGCAAAGTTCCGCGTGATCTGAAATTCGAGTCGCCCTACCTCGATATCGCACCCGGCAACGCCGTCTTTCGACACCCCGATCGCGCGTTTGTAATCCGGGGCGTCGCCACCACCCGCCTTGATTTTGTGGACCGTTTCCTTGCTCTGGGTGATATGGACCGTTCCGCCGGTTGTGTCAAAACTGACCTCTGCGCCTAGCGGATCGTCGCCGCCCGGCGGCGAGGGTGAGGTATCGCCGGGCGTAACGTCGGCGCCCCGATCGACCCCGTACTCGACATCGGCGAGCCACACCCCGCCCCCTTGCGGGTCCAAGGTGATTTTCAGCTTGCGCAAGATCCCATACGTCGCCGAAGTCGCCGCGTTGACCGCGGTGTAGATCGCGGTATCGCTCTCGTCTCGCAAGGCGATGAACGACCGCGTTACGCTCGACCCGTCGCGGGGTGCGACCGTCTGTTTCCGCGAGTGCTGCAATTCGTAAACGGCTATGGTCATACGAACGCCCCTCCCGGGTGTTCCTCGATCGCCTTCCGCACTTCCTTGACCGCGTCGCGCGTCTGCTCGCCCACCCGGAGCGAGCGGGCGGCGACCGTGTCGCCGATGGCGAAGACGGCGCGGTAGTCGCCGGGCGAGAGCGTGAGCCCTCGAACCGTCTTCGCGAGTGCTTCAGCCGGGTCGTCGTCCTTTTTGGGCGCCTTCGGCGCGCGCAGCTCGCGAAGGGGCGATAGCTTCGCTTCGAGGTCGAGCAGTTCGGCGAGGGCGTCTTTCGCCGCATCCGTCGCCGCCTTCGCGCCGTCCAACTCGAGGGCCCGTTTCTCCCGCGCCGCCTTCAACTCGTCTTCGCGCTCCCGGGCGCGGCGGGCGATCTTCATATCACGTTCCTTCTCGATCAACTCGCCCGCCCGACTCGCCTCGCGCGCCGCGGCGTTCAGGTCGTCGGCTAGTTCCTTCCCCCCGAACGCCTCCGCGATCATGCCCGCCTGGCGGAACACGGCGGCGATCATGTCCACGAACGCCTTCCGGATGCCGGCGACCGCGACGGTCCACATATCGCGGATGCGGGCGACCGACTCACTGAACCCGCCCTCGAAGAGGGGGGCGACCGCTTGCCAGATCCCCCCGATCGCAGCGATCGCCGGGGAGAGCAGCGCGAACATCCCGCCGACGATCGAGCGGAACGTGTCGCCGACCTGTTCCCATACCCCGCTGAGCCAGTCGCCGAACGCCTGCCAGACGGGCGTAACTGCTTCCACGAACCCGGACACGACATCGCGGACCGCGCCGAAGACATCCGACGCCGTGGCCCACACCTCGCGGAAGAGGTTGACGACTTGCTGAACGGGTGCGAGTAGCGGATCAGTCAACCGGTTCCAGATGCCCGTTAGCGTGGCGACGCCCTGGCGGAAGGCGACTTGCAGGCCCGCCATGGCGATCTCGCCGGCCCCTTGCAGGTCGCCCCGCCGCAAGGCCGACATGATCCCGCCGAACGCGTCTACCGCGGTCGAGGAGAGCGTACGGTACGCGTCCGCCAGTTCGCCGCCGATGACCGATGTCGCCTCGCGCCCCGCGTCCGTTTGCGTCGCCAGCACGTAGCCGATCCCGCCGATCGCCGCCGCGGCGAGGCCGAGCGGCGAAATCAGAACGCCGACCGCGGCGGCGAGGAACTTGATCGCGACGATCACGCCCGTAACGCCCACGCCCAGCGCGGCGAGCCCGCCCCCGAACGTGATCAGCGCGCCGCCCGCGACGGATAGGGCGGCGCCCGCGGCGACCACGCCCAGCACAAGCCCGCGGTTGTCGGCGATGAACTGGCGGACCGTGCGGGCGACGTTCACCACCGTCGAGGCCAGTTCTTCGATCGAGTCTACTTCGGGCAGGAGGGCGGCGCCGATCGCCTGGAACGCGTACTTCACGGCGCTGGTCGCCTTCGTCCACGCGCCCTCGATCCGCACCGCGGCGTCTGCCATTTCGCCCGTGACCGTCGCCCCCACGTCGTCGGCTTCTGCGGTGAGGCGGGCGAGCGTGGGACCGCCGTCGCCGAGAACGCGTAGCATCTTCTGGCCTTGACCGCCCAGCACTTTCAGGGCGACCGCGGCGCGGTCGCTCGGGTTCGTGATCGAGGACAGGGCGCCGCCGATCTTGGCCAACTGGTCGGCGAGTGGCATCGTCGCCAACTGCCGGGCGTTCAAGCCGAGACGGACGAACAATTCATCCTGCCCGTCCGCGGCCTCGAACAACTTTTGCTGTAGCGACTTGACAACGTCAACGAATTCTTCCTGTTTGATGCCCGCGGCCTCGAACGCGTACCCGAGTTGCGACACGCTCTCGACCGTCGTCCCGAGTTGGGTCGCGAGGCGGTCGAGCGTGGTCGCGCGGTCCGTCACCGCGGCGAAGAGGCCTGCGATCGGCGCGAGGATGCCGGCGCCGCCCGCCGACAGGACCGCACCCGCGGTCGCGACTTGCTTCGCGAACGCGCCTAGTCGCTTCTGCGCGTTGTCGAGGGCGCGAATCAGCGAGTTGTCTTTCGCGAGCAATTCGACGTACGCCGCGCCCGCCCGGATCGCCCCGCTACCGCCCCCCGTCATCGCCATAAATCACCCCCTGAACATCCGGTCGAGTGCCCGCCAACTCGCCCGATCTTCGGCCTCGATCATCGCGGGCGTCTTCGCCGGCGCCCGACGCGGGCGACGCGGGGCGTCGCGTCTGGTCAACCTCGCGAGAGGGTTGATGGCGTCGGGGTCGATCGTCGGGCCCCCGGACGCCTTGACGACCCACGAGATCAGGTAACACGTCCGCGACCATTCCGCGAGTCGCCGCCCCGTCGCGAGGGCGACGACCTGGCGGACCGTCAACGGCCGCGGGTCGATGCCCACCTCGCCCGCTAGTTCCCACGCCCACCGTTCGAGGTCGAGGCGATCGCCTCGATCCGCTCGATCGTCATCCGATCCATCCGGTCGAGGGTCGCGGTCAGATTCGCCCGGATCGCCGCCCCCACCCGCGACCGCGGGAAAAAATCCGCGATCGCCCCCAGCAACGCCTCGCCGGCGCCGCCGAGCGTGGGACCGACGAAGAGGTGGGCGAATTCTTCCGGGGTGACCTGGCGAGCCTTCACGTCGGGTTCGCAGACGACGAACAGCACGGCCACGAGTCGGGCGGGGTCGGCGAACAGCAGATCGGAAAGGTCGCTTTCCGATACGATCGTCTTCGCGAGGTCGAATCCCGTCGCCTCGCGCACGTCGGCGAGCGTGCCGACCGTGAGCCGCACCGTCCACTCCCGACCGCGACCGTCCGCAAACTTCGCCACGAGTCACCCCTTTAACATCGACTTGAACGCGGGCGCCGCCTTGCCGAGTTCGGCGGCGAACGCGGGTTGCATGAATGGTCGAGGGCGATACGTCTTCTGCCTGCCCCCGACGATCGACACCCCGCCCTCTTCGAGCAACCGGGGTGCGGTGGCGCCCGCGCGGTAGGCGACGGGCCCGATGATGGCGGAACGGGCGTCGGGGTCGTACCCGAACAATACGCCCTTTTTGAGTCGCTTTGTATGGGATGACGGCGGCGACCCCGGGCGACTGATTTCCTTCCGGTCGCGTAGGGATCGCTGCGCCGTCGTCCTGACGAACGCCCCGAATTTCGACAAGGCGCCTCGCGTCGCCTTGTCCGTCGCTTCGAGGACCGACTTGCGATCGAAGAACAGCTTTTTGATACTCGCGAGGTCGTTCATCCCGCCCCCGATCAGGCGATCGAACTGAACACGGGCGCGCCCGCGGTCACGAGAACCGACTTGACGGCGTTCGTGCTGATTGCCGGCTTCAGGGTGATGTCATCGAAGATGACCGCCCCGAGCGACTGATCCTCGCTCGCCCCGAGAACGACGAAATCGGCCCGATACCCGCGGGTGCCGTTCACGTCGTCAGCGCCGTTCAACACCATCAGGTCGAGCGTCGAATCGGAAAGCGCGGCCCCGATGATGGTTGCGTAGTTCGTGTCCGTGTCGCTGGCGCGGATCTTGCCCGTGATCTCCAGACTGAGCAACGTCTTTGCGACCGACTTGACGCGCTCGCCGCGGATGTTGCCTTCGGCCTCATCCCACACCGCGTTGACCGCCAGGTCAGAGATGAAATCGATCGCGACCCACGTCGGCGACCCATACGTTGCGGTGTTGAGGTAGAGTTTGCACTTAATACCCGTCTTCGCCATCGCTTGCCCCTCCCGTTATCCCGTGAACTGTCGGTAGGTGATGACGACGACCGACAGGAACAGCTTGCGATTTACCAACTCTTCCACGTCGTAAACGGTCTGTACTTCGGACTGCCAGGGCACGTAACCCTCGACCGGCTCCGCGCCCCGCGGGTCGTCTAACACGTCCAGTACGTTGTCCTGAACCCACTCCACCCGCTCGTCAAGCCACGCCTTCGGGGCGGGGCCCGCGTCCGGGTATCGCTCGGCGATCAGGACCGAGACGGCGTACTCGCTCTGATCGTCGGCCCGCGTCAGAACTTCGAGGTAGCCGTACTTCGAGGGGAAGACGTACACCGCCCGCCCTTCGAGCGTTTCCGCGTCGATCGACACCTCATAGACCCGCTCGGCGCCCGTCGGCAGCAGAGCGACGACCGCGTCGCAGAGGTCAACGATCCGGGCAGCCATCAAGACACCTTCTTAGTGTGTAGCCGATAGAGGGTTCGCTGAGGGTCGGAGAACCGCCAGGGCGGTTCGCCGCCGGGTGCGATGACCTCGAACGTACACTCGACCCCCTCGATCGTTTCCTCGATCCGGTCGCCCCGTATGGGCGTGGGCGGATCGGCGAGGGTCGTCAGGGCGGCGACCGGGATCAGATAATCCCGGTCGCCGAAGACGACCGCGGCGCCTCCCTGCGCGCTCGGCAGTTGCGAGAACACCGTGCGACCGACCCACCCCGTCCCCTCGATCGAGGTCGCCCCCCGCACGTAGCGGATGGATACGCCCGCCCCCGTCGCCAGGGCGGCTCGCAGTTTGGCTAGACCGCGTGAGAGTAGCGTCATGGGTCGGCCCGTCGGTTAGGTCGTCGCGAGGAACCCGCGGGCCCGGAGAACGGCGAGGATCGCGTTGACCTTCGCCGCAATGTCCGCCATGTTGTTCCGAACTTCGGCCTGGGTGTAGGATGCGCTGATCGCGACGAGCGTTGAGTCCGCAGTCCCCCCAGTGTTGTCGGTCAGGTCGGCAACCGCCGTACTCTGCGCGTGCCCTTCGGGCATGTGCAGCACGTAGCAGGTCGCATCGTCGGCGGAACACGCGGTAATCGTGAAGCCGAAGTGCTTGTTGCCGTCGGCGGTTTCGGACACCTTGTCAGCGGAATCCTTCCACCAGACGCGCTTGCCGGCCGAGATCACCGCGTCGCCCGTCATCAGGTAGATACCGCCGAAGGCGGCGAGGGCGCCGAGATACCCGTCGGCAATGTCCTTGTGCGCGACGAGCGGGAGGTTCGATACCACCTTGACCTCGCCCGCGCTGATCGCCGCACCCGACGGGGTGTAGTCGATCATCGTCGGTTCGCCCTGATAGAAAGTCGCCTGCGCCATGGTATACCCTCTTGCTTGTCTCGTATTGGGATGCCCGCCGGGCGGTGTCGCCCGGCGGGTTCACGGTGTGCCGTCGGTCGGGATCAGGCCGCGCCCTTGCTCTTGACGCCCGCGCGGTACTCCTGCTTGCTGACACCAAAGTCGAAGAAACCGCGCATCTGGATTCCGAGCGTGCTGAAATCCGCGTCGGCGGTTTCGACCGTCGGTTGTTCGATGCCGTTGAGGAAACACACCTCGATCACCGCGAGGTCCGACGGGTCGGCGAGGAGATACCACGCCGTCGCGCTGTACCCGGTGTAGGAGGAGTTCGAGAGGTAGGGCGGCACCGCGACCTGATACGCCCCCTGCCAGGTGTTCGCGCTGGGGATCTGACTCCCGCTGGCGCCGCCCCCGGCGACGAAGTTCGAGGATGACATCAACTCCATCGCGGTCCGCTTCAGCGGGGTCGGCACGAGCAGGATCGCGGGGTTGACCGCGACCGGCTTGCCGTCGTCGTCGGTCTGGTCGAGGAACTTCTGTTCGGCGGTCGCCAGGCTGGACGCCTGGAGGTTCGTGGGGGCGCCGGTGAAGTAGTTCGCCCGGCCCGACGTGAAGAACGTGGAGTTGTCGAGGAACGCCGTCCAGAAGACATCGTTCAACTTGAGGCCTGCGCCCCGCCCGATCTTCGTCGGAACGTCGCTGAACGCGCCGAGGTCGTCGTTGATGAGATCCTGCCGAGTCACGGCAAACATCTTGCCGTAGGTGTCGGCCTTGTTGGTGTAGCTCTGCTCGCTCACCGTCTCGTGCTTCAACTCGCCGTCGGCGGCGATCTTCTCGAACTGGAACGACCCCGTCATCCGGTACGACGTGACCGTCTTGAAGTCCGAGACGGGCCGCTTGCGAGAGATCATCGACCAGACGCCGTCAGTCGTCATGAACCCCGCGACGAGGAACTTGTTCGCGTTGTTGCTGAGGATGCCGGAAAGCGAGTAGGTCGAGAACGCCGCGCGGAGCATGGGGGCGAGGTTCGCCTTGACGTTGCTCGACCCGGTGTAGCCGCCCGCGAGCGCGGCCGCATGGATCATCTCGTGGACCGACAGACGCCCGCGGTACTGGCGGTGCGCGGCCTCCAGAACCGGCGCGGGGAACACCCGTTCCACGTTCGGCAGACGCCCGGCCTGGGCCAGCGCGGCCTCGATGACGGGCACGGATGCCGGCGCGAACATGCCGGCGCCCGCGTTCACGACCGGGCGGACGGCGCGGATCGCCTCAAGTTCCGTGCGCTCGACGGTCCAGCCCGAGCGGACGGCGTGGGATTCGAGCGGAACGGACCGCCCGCCCGCGACGATCAGGGGACCGCCGTGCGACGCGCAGATCGTCCGGACGGCGTTGATGCGGTCGATCTCGCGGGAGGTCTGATCCCGAAGGGTGACCACGCTCGCGGAAGCGCTGGACCGTGCGACGGGCAGGGTCGGCGCGGGCGGAACGCTCGCGGGCACTTCCGGCGGGGTGTCGGTCGGCGCGGGCGTGCCCGGCGGGGCGTCGGTCGGCTCGCTCGGGTACTGCTCCTGATACATGAGGAGCATGTTCGCGCGCTGCGTCTCGTCCAACTGGTCGGCGGTGAACCCCTTGCTCGCCAACCATTCCTCAAACGTCGGCATATTCGCCCCCTTGATACTGGGTTGTGCGGAAGCGACGATGGCGATCGTATGCCGATCGGCGCCCAAAATCACGAGTGAGACTTCACGCAAAACGGCGTCGTACGCGACGAAACACGGGCCCACGTACTCGCGACCGTTGGCCTGTACCATCTGCCCCGTCAGCACCTCGACCAGTCGCCCGGGTACGGCGCCGATCGAGGATTGCCAGTCGAGGCCCGCGTGGGCGTGGGCGATGACCTCGCGGGAGCGTTCGTTGTGGGCGGTGAGGACGCCCCGGATGACGATCGAGTCGACCCGTACCTCGACCGCATCCGTCCGGCCGACCGTCTCGTCTACGGTCTGTTGGTGGTTGTGCAGGATCGGAATACGCTGCGAGGCCGCGGTGAGGGTCGCGAGGTCGAGGACGACCGGCTTGTCGTACCCTGGCACGATGAGCGGTTCGCCCGTAAACGCGACGATCTCGACCGGGCGGGGCCCGACCGCCGGGCACTCGCCCGACTCGCTCGCCCGGATCGCCACGGTCGCCGCGGTCGTAATGACCCCTTTCACGGTGCCACCCCCTGCCCCTGCGCGTCGGCGGGCGTCTCGGCGGGCGTCGGGCCGGGTGCGGGCACGCCCGCGTCTACGGGCAGCCCGAGCGACCTCTGGAGGGCGATTTCCTTCGCCCGTTGTCGCAGCTGCGCTTGCCAGTCGAGGCCCCTGGCGCCGTAGATTTCTGCCAGGGTCGCGGTTCCGGACGCGAGCCGGATCTGATCCGTCTGCGCGTCCTTCTGCGGGTCGATCGAATCGAACCCGTCCCAATGCCAGTCCCACGCCCACTCAGAGAACGGGGGCAGGCCCGGGGGCAGGATCGCCGGGATCAGAATCGCCTCATTGAGCCACGCCCGAAACACGCGATCGAGGATGCGCTGACGCATCCGGTCGCGCTCGATCCAGAGCGAGCGGTGATAGATGAGGTGATCGAGCCGGCCCGATGAGTAGTTGTAGCGCGACGAGTTGCCCGCGACGACGTTGAACGGCGCCTGTACGCACCGCCCGATCTCGTTCAGAATCTCACCCTTGAACATCTCGTATGTATTCACGGGTTGCGACGGGTTGAATTGCGCGGCGTCCCACCCCGCGGGCAGGGTGAGGAGCGCGCCCCGCTCCAACTCGATCCGATCCATCGACTCTACCGACGCGGGTTCCGCGCTGGCGTCGGCGGGCGTGTCCGTCTTCATGACGCCCGCGATCATCGCAGCCATCTCGGCGGCGCTGATGACCGCGAGAGTGTAGCGTCGCAGCTGCGCGAAGAGGGGGAGCGCGGGCATGATCTCGGGAATACCCCTCACCTGCCCCGCCCGCGACGGGCGGAACCAGTGGATCATCGAGGCCGCGGGCACGCGGTCATACGCGCCCCACTCGACCGCGCCTCGCGTCTCGCCCGGGTGCCGTCGGAGTAGGTGGTACTCGACCGGGTTCCCCTGCGCGTCGATCCGGATTCCATCGAATTGGAGCGGGTCGTACGGGTCGAGGTAGGGCGTCTCGACCTGATCGGCCTCGATGACGCGGATGTCGAGTTGCACCCCGAACGGGTCGAGGGCGTGGTTCGTCGTCAGGGCGGCGAACGCCTCGCCGTCGCGAAACCGCGACTCGTGCATGAGCCGCAGTTTATCGGCGAACCCGGCGGCGATCGCCCATTTCCCGAACCGAGTCTCGATCGCGCGGGCCGCGCTCCCGTCGTCGCCCGGGAGGTCGAGTTGCAAGCGGGGGCCGGAACCGATCAGGTCGTACGCCAGGGTTGTTACCAACCCCTTCGCATAGCTGTTGTTCTCGACCTCATAACGCGCCCGGTTCCTGAGAGTGCGACGCACCGCGGGCGTGTTCGAGCCATTCGCGCTGTAGCCGTCCGCGTTGGCCCAATGCTTCGCGTTCTCTTCGGTCGTCTGCGCGGCGTCATACCGCGCCCGCATCCACGGGCCGCGACGCCCGCCGCGGTCCGCAGTCGCACCGCCCCAGAGGTTGCGAAGCCATCGGAACATATTACACCGCCCCCGGCGGTTTCAGCGCTGCCCGGCGAACGCACGCCCAGCCCGTGCGCTGGGTCGCCACCGCGGCCTTGTTGTTCGTGTACTGGTCGGCGGCGATCAGGTCGTTGACGCCCCGATCGGTCACGCTCTGACCGTCAACCGACACGCTCGCGGGTTCGTCCGCGGCGCTCGCGATCCGGTCGCTCAAGTCTTCTGCCACACTGTCACCCCTCCGGGTAGTCAGCTATATCGAGGGTCGGTTACAGTCTATTATCCGCCGATCACCTACTCCCGCGCTTGGCCTTCTGAAGTTCCGACAGTTTGACGCGCGGCCGGGCGACGGGCGTCGCGACCTCGACGCCCGCGGCGCCCGCGGCGGACCACGTCAACCCCTGTAGCGACGCGCCGACGGCGCACAACACGGTGCAATCCCACCAGTGATTTTCGGTGCGGTCCGGGCGGATCTTCCACTCCTCGACCGACCTCCCGCGCCCGCTCGTGACCACGCGGTATTCTGCGGTGACGTGGTCGGCATAGAGTTGGTGATCATGGGGGCGGGTTCCGGGCAGCATGAGGCATCCCGACGAACCGGGGGCGCTCCGCAGTCGTTCGGCAATGAACGATTTCCACGCGTTCACGTCGATGATCACGCGACGCCCCTTGCCCCGCGACGGCGGCGACAGTCGCCACCCCCACCCCGCGCGTTCGCCGGGTCGTACCTGCCAGTCGGCCATCGGCACCGATGAGGCGGTGAACCCCTTGCCGTGCGACGGGATCAGCATTGCAGCATGGGGCGACTCCCGACAGAACGCGTAGACGGTGTCCGTCGATAGTCCCCAATTCGCATCGATCAACCCACGCTCGATCGAGAGCGACCCCTGCCCGCCCTCCCGCTCGAACGACCTCCCGAAGAGGTCGCGCGTCAGCGCGGCGAGGCCGGCGTAGATCGCCGCGGTCTGTTCCATGCCGGGGAACACGTCGGCGAGCGACGGGCGGGCGTCGCTGGCGGCGAAGTACGCCCGATTCTGGCGCGGGTACGTGCCGTACTCAACGATCGACCCGCCGAAGGCGTCATCCCACCCCGCGACGGTGTAGAAGAGAATCCCGCCTTGCACGTCGATTCCGACCGTGAGACGCGTACAAGCCGCGGGCACCACCCCGACCGCCAGGCGAGTTAGCTTCGAGGCTACCGCGTCCGCGTCCAACTCTTCGAGGTCGCGACCGGGCCGGGTGTCGCGGGGTTCGTTCTGATACTCCGCGGCGAACGTGATCGGGTCGGCTATGTAGAGATCCATCGCGTTCTGTACGGCGCTCGCCTCATCCGGGTTGAAGCGCTCGGGCCAGGCGACTTGCGCCCCTTCGTCCATCGCCTCGCGGTTCGCGACGTAGAACGCCGTCGCGTCGGCGAGCCCTCGATCGGCTCGCAACCCCTCCGAGCGGATGCGGGCGTATTCTTCCCATAGGCGCTCGTTCGTGGGGAACGCGTAGAGTAGCTTCGTGCGCTCGCCCTGCCACTCCGGGGAGCGATCCCGATCGAGCGAGCGTTCCGCCAGGTCGCCCGCGCAGATGACAGTACAGGGCATGACGCAAGCGATCTTCTTCCCCGGGCCCGCGAGGTTGAGAACGGCGCTAGATAGCACCCGCTCGCGGGCGTTGTTCTGCACGGTCGATCTGGCCGATTCATCCGTTTGCGGGTCGTCAACGATCACGAAATCAGGGCGGATCGCCTCGCCCGTCGCGGTCGAGGCGCGCTGACCGCGCACCCGCCCCGTGATCCCTGCCACGCGCAAGAGGGCCCCCGACGTGGGCTCGCCGGGCACCGTCGGCAGCACGACCTCCCCACTCGTCCAGCCGATGCGCGTACGCTCGCCGCAGAGCGTCTGACCATTCGCGCGGTGTGAGATCCCGTCCAGTCGCCGGACCGGGTAGCACACCGCGGGGAAGTCTTCTAACAGCAGGTCGTTCGTCTCGATCACCACCTTGATCGAGTCGAGCATTTGTTCCGCGTGCGTCTCAGTCGCGCCGATCAGCACGACGAATCGGCGGTGTGCGTACATCAACGCCCACAACGCCGCGGCCTCCGCAATCGTCGTCTTCCCCGTTCCGCGGGGCATGGCGTACGCGAACCGCCCGCCGACTAGGCCCGCGGTTTCGATCCGGTCGAGGCAGGTCAGGTGATCCCTCGACCACGCCAGGGCGAACCGTTCGGCGAGGTAGGTTTCGCAGAACGCCCGTAGCGAGCGGGCGCAGGCCCGGCGACGTTCGGGGTGGGCGATCTTCGGAAGGGGGGCGATGTCGCGCCCGGCGGCGCTCTGCTCGCTCGACCTCGCCGCCGCGCGCTGGCGGTGCGCCTCGTACTTCGCGTCCGCGGTCGAGGGGGCGGGCGTCGGCTCGACTACGGGCGGTTTCTTTTTCCGTCCCATCGCAACCCCCACCCGGAGAACGACTTGCGCACTAAAAGAAACTTAGTTGTGGAGCGCGGC